TCTAAAAGTCCGCTCGCTCCCATCGTATGGCCGATTCGTTGCTTATACGATGTCGCTACAAACTTGCCAGGCAACTGATCTAAACATGCTTTTTCGGCTGCATTATTAGATTTTGTTCCAGTGCCATGTGTCTTCACGATTTTAATTTGTTCTGGCAAAATTTGACAAATTTCTATCGCGCCTTTTATGGCCCGTGTAAATCCCTGACCATCTTCTCGTTGCCCGATGGCATTGGTCAGAAGCTCCGTGGCTGTATAAGCCCCCAGAAGCTCGGCTTTTGGTATCAAACCAGACTTTTCTAAGGCCTTCTCACTCTCAAAGACTGCAAAAGCAGCTCCCTGACCAATGTAGAAGCCAAAATTCTTAGAATCAAATGCAGAAGGCATCACCTGATGCTCCGCTGCCATCTTTTCTGTAAGTGTTGCTCCGGCTTCGCCAAAGAACTGTAGGGTCATATTATTGACCTGGTCTTCTACTGCAAGAACCACCACGCGGTCAAACCCATAGAATTTAATCAAGGTCTGCACGTCCATCAATACCTTAAGGCTTGATGTGCACGCGGTTGCGTCGGTTGCTGTATGATCTATTTCCCCGCACTGCGAGGCTACACGGCCTGCGTAGATCTGGGTCAATGACAACGGCAAGACCTTGTAGTTAAAAGTCATGCTGTTCTCTTTACCCATCTTCCTACCTTCGTTGGCAAAGTTACTGTTTCCAGATGCCAAGATAAAGGCAGTCTTGCCAGTCTGTGTCTGTCGAAGAAGATTTAGAAGCTCGGGATCTAGGACCTTTTCTGCTACGACGTGAGCAGGATTAAAAAGGCCTGTCTTGACTCTTGCATAGCTATCAGGGAACCAATGAACGCGCTGCGGAAAACCATGGTCTTGATAGACCTCAGTCTCTGTCGTGCTAGCTGTGCGGCTTTCAGTCAAGAAGATTCTCATATAATCCACCCCACGGCTTGTTCCAATGATTCAGGTTTACGACGACCATGCTCATTTAAAAAGTCCCAGCACTCTTGTGGAGTCGTGGCTTGCATCTCTTTACTCTTCTCGTCTTCTACATCGTAGATTTCGCAGAGATATACTGTACACATCAGAAGATCAAGGCTGTCAAGACCTACTTCAGTGAATATAACTTCCATCGTGTCGATGGGTTTTAGTTCGTTGTGAAACGGTTTTGCTTTTTTAGCTACTTGATGCAGCAGCTTAAGGAAATCATTTTCTGTCATTTAATCCACCATTTGTACGAAGCGTTGCGCCCAAATACGCCAGTCGTCAAAATCATTTGGATTAGGAATGTTCTTTTGGCTCAATCCCGAGATAACGCAGAATTGCACGCCCCACTCCTGCCATTTGGTTTCATCGTCTAGCCTCACGAGAGGGCCAAAATTATCAAGATCGAGTACGACTTGATCTGCCCAGTCTCTGAGACCTATTATAACAGGCTGCGTGATCACGTGGAACCCCCTGCAACAGCTCCAAGCACATTTCCATCAGCAGGCTCAATGTGAGCAATAACTTGTCCCATCTGGTAATTGCCGTTAATTGTGTTTGAAGTAAACTTAAAACGAAGCTCTCGGCGTTCTTCTTTGAACCAGACCACCTGCTCATAAGGATCTGATGGCGTAGCATAGATGATACGCTCAGGACCGGCTACCTCACCAGCTTTGGCGTTGGCTCGTCCTGTTAGCTGAACAGTCATATTTTCTGACTGCACAAAGTCAGGTTCAATCATCTCGACGCGAATCCACTTGCTCTGTGGACTTCCGCCGACTAAGAAGCTCATGTCAGCAGTCTCAAAGAAAGAAGGAACCGCTGTGATGTTTTGACCGTCAATCTCGTTTGTGCCAAACTCGTGCTGCCAGACCTTGTAGCCTTCTTCAGGCTGAATAGCCCTTGTAGTGCCATCTTCTGTGATTCGAATGTTATCATTTTCAGTGATTCGAACGTTTGGCACAAAGTCAGAAAGCTGCACGCCAGTCAATAAGGGAGCAGCGTAGACAGGTGAAAATTCGCCCGCAGACCTGCCACCGTTAGGCAACTCAGTATCATACCAGGTGCCTTCTTTGATGTTAAAGATCACGGCATGTGTACACTCAGTCGCATCTCCACGTGGGTAGCACCACCAGATCTCGCCGTAACGAGGAACCTTATAGGCAAACACCCTCTGTGTTGCATTCCTATTTAAACCGTCAAAAAAGTAGTTGATGTTGAGATTGTTAGGAATCTCACGAACAACACCATTAAACATCAAGAACCTGTCTGTACCGCACCAGAAGTACTGGCCGTCATATTCGATGACAGAAGCGGCCGACAAGATACTTGACTGGCTACTGATTGTGTCAAACTGGAAGATCTGTTGACCACCAACAAAGGATGCTCTAATAACCGCGTCTGCGGACCAATAGAGGCCCGCAGGAGCATTTCCTGGACCACCCCTAAGTGGAAGTCCACGAACAATCTTTTGTGCAGCTATACGCGCATTCCCTGAGCCTACGCCCACAAGATCACCAGGATCTCCAGCTACTGACCATCCAAGAAAACCATCGCTTCCAAAATAAGTCAAGTAAGGGTGCAATACACAAACGCCACCGTTAACATTAGCTCCTGCAGGGAAAACGGTTACTTCTTGAAGAAGCCCTGTTCCTACAAGGTCACCAATGAATAATTGACCGCCGTCCGTGTTACAGATGCAATTGGCATTAGGAGCTACCTGGGCAACAAGAGTATTCACTGGAGGTATACTTTGGCTGTCGTAGATTACGTCAAACTGCCAGAGGTTCTGGTCACTGACGTCAAGGTTAGCCGGTGTCCTATTTGTGATCAGGCTGGAAACTCCGTTGCCGTTGATCCTGAAACGCTCTACTGAGCCTGCAGATCCTGAGTGGATGTAGGTAAAACTATCCTCGGTATAAGTCTTAATCCCGCGGCTGATCTCAGACAGGTAACGATTGATGACTTTATAGCCACCGATTTTACGAGGAAGACCACGCTGGAAACGGACCCATTGTCCATCTACATAAAAATCGCCCTCAAACCTAGTACCGTCTCTCTTGATACCGGCCTGCGAACGAATGATGACAGGCGTTGTTGCCATTAGTAAGTTCCACCTTGAATTGGATCAAGACCGATTGCTACCTGGGCAGCTCCTTGGGTGGCCGCCGTAAAGAGTGCAATACCCGTTGCTGTACCACCTAGATTGATCAATGCGTTTCCTGCAGTCGTGGCTCCAGTACCGCCTTGGCTAATTGGAACTGGCAAAGCAAGGCCACCGGTATCCGCAGCAACAACGTTTGTGCCATCACAATATGTGATGGTCCTAGATCCTTGGGCAACTGCAACACCTGTACCTGTTGCCGTCTTAATCGTTAGGGTGTAAGCACCAGTTGTATCGTTTGTCACCCAATATTGCTGCACTGTATTTGGCACGATGATGTTACGGTTGCCAGTCAAGATGCCGGTAAACTCGTAAGCAATTCGGTTTAATTCCGATCCTGACAAGGTGTAGTTGCCGGATCCTGCAACGTCAATCGACGTATAGTCAAAGGCAAACACAGGAGCTTGACCGTAACCAATCGTGTAGAATTGAACGCCGTCTGTACAGATAACAGCAGAGTCACCAGGTTGGAAAGTCAGTGAAGAGGATCCGTTGATCGTCTCAGCGCCTGCAGGGTCTACAAGCAATGCGCCACTACCTTCATTGCGAAGGTTGATGAACCAATTATCACCAAGAGTGCCGGCAGCAGTTAATGTTAAAACACCGGCTCCTCCATTCCAGATAAGAGTCCTTGCACGGTCATTGCTGTTTGTTGTGTAGTTTATACCAAAAGAGGTAACAGGCATGGATTGTGATAGTACAGATCCTATTGCGATTAAACCAGTGCCTGCAAGAGAAGCTGCGTTTGTGGATGATACAGCTGCCCCAAACTGGTAAGCCTGCCAGACTCCTGCAGCCGTTGTGTTGTTTGTCAAGTACAATTGCCATACAGTGCCCGGTGCAGCATTCAACACTTGGGTACCGGCATTGTTCTTGACTACAAAGGCGTTAGCTCCTACGTTGCTGAATAGGATTGTCTGACCTGTCGATGCTTCTAGTGCTGATGGCAATATGATCGCAAACGGGCCTGCAGAAGCAGTCACGTCCATGATCGAGGCAATCAGGTTTGTAGAAGGTGCGGTTTCAAGTGGCCAATCAAACGCCTTATCTGCAGTCAGGGTGACGGCAATGTAACTAACGTCTGATGGGCTGATGTTATCGCCACCAAAGATATTTGTGAAGACAGTCATATTAAGCCTCGTTTCTTACGGCGCCACGGTCCAAGATCTTCTTAAGGTCTTCACCGTTAAGTGCTTGGGCTGCCATAGCGTACATGTTGGTCCATACAGGGATGCGCTCATCATTCTTTAGGAATGGAGTCGCTTCTAAAAGTGTTGCATACAACAACAGGTTTGGTGCGTATTCAGTGAGCCAGTTGGTTTGATTATTATCATCTAGCAATGCTGGTAGTTCGTAGTACACTATCTCAACAGGGTAAGCAATATCAGGAGTTGGCGCAAAGATCCAGTTAGTGTAGTTGTAATCCGCGTAGAATACAAGCTGAGCTACTTGTGTCTGATCAGGCCAATAGCTTCTGACATACTCATAGGCTCTTGTGAATATCTGG